CAAGTTCGCATACCAGTCATTATGTAAACCTGCCGCGCCGCCCTCCGACCCGCTCGACCTCCCACAAATCCCCCAGCCGCCCGGACCTCCGGGCGGCTTTTGTTTGCCCGCCCTCGTAAGTCGTTCTGGCTGGCCCGGTTAACCGACTTCAAGAAAGACCTTGCGAAAGGGCTTGCGCAAGTCCTTCCCCGCTGATACTCTTCTGTTGTACGCAGTCGGGCAGCACTCCAAGCGATCCATCGAAGCCCGAGTCACCCACAGCAGGAGAGTTCGGAATGGCACATGAACTGGATTTCAAAGCGAACGGCACGGCCGCGATGTTCTCGGTCAAGGAGACCCCGTGGCACCGCCTCGGCGAAGTGCTCGCCGAAGCGCCGACCTTCGAGGAAGCGATGGAGAAGGGCGGCCTGAACTTCGAGGTCGAGACAACCCCGCTCCGCACCTTGGTGCCGGTCAACGAGACCGGTGACACGATCGAGGTCGAGGTCCCGAACCACCGCGCCGTCGTGCGCATGGACCGCAAGACCGTGCTCGGTGTCGTCGGCCCGTCGTACCGCGTGTTGCAGAACCGCGACGCGTTCCGTGTGCTGGAGCCGCTCGTCGACAGTGGCCTTGCCTCGATCGAGACCGGCGGCACGCTCCGCAAGGGCCGCGACGTGTGGATGCAAACGATCTGGAACATCTCGGACCCGTTCGTCCGCGAGATCCTCGGCACCGAGGTCAAGCCCTACGTGCTGATCTCGAACAACCACTCGGGCGACCGGCAGGTCGATCTCCGGGAGACGCCGCAGCGCGTCGTGTGCGCCAACACGTTGGGCTTCGCGCTCGGCGACAAGATGACGCGCGCGATCAAGGTCCCGCACCGCGCCAACGTCAAGGAGCGCGTCGTCACGGCCGCCGAGGAGTTGTTCGCCACGGTCACCGCGCGCTACGTCAAGATCGCCGAGCAGTACGCGGCGCTCAAAGCGACGGTGCTCGAAGAAGAGATGTACGAGATGCTCGTGCTCGACGTGATCGCGCCGCTCCCCGACGCGAGCAAGGTCAACGAGCGGAAGGACAACATCGCCAAGGCCGCGTTCGAGCGCGCGACGGCACGCGCCGAAGCGAAGCGCAAGCGCCTGACCTACCTCTGGGAGAACGGCGACGGCCACACCGGTGACCACTCGGCGTGGGAAGCGTACAACAGTGCGACGCAGTCGCTCGACCACGACCTCGAACTCTGGGGCGGCAAGGTCGATCAGCTTGAGTCGATGTTCGACGGCGGGATCGCCCGCGACAAGCAAGCCGTGATCGACGCGCTCGTGGGCTACGCCACGGCGGAAGTGTAAGAGATCTCTCACCGGGGGGCTGGCGCGAGTCGGCCCCCACGACCGACACCACGAAAGAACTTGCGCGGGGCTGGACCCGCTATTAGAGTTCCAGTAGAGCAGCACGCCAACCGCTAGGACCGAGGGCGCGACGCAGTGACGACCATCGAGACCGAGATCGACGCATGGATGCCGGGACCGGGCGAGTGCTCGGCGTGCGGCATCGAGCTAGGCGAAGGACGCGGCCAGTGCCGCCCCGCGCGTGGCACCACGCTCTGCCTCGACTGCGCCGCGCTCTACGACCCGCCGACGCTCCCCGAGGGCGACGACGACCCAACCCCCTAATCAGGAGATCCTCATGTCCACGACCCCCGACCTCGTCGACCTCTTCATCGAGGCGCACCTCGCCGCCGAAAAGGCGTACGTGCTCCGCGCGATCGAGCACGACGTGTTCCCGAAAGACGACGCCGTGCTGAAGGCGCTCGCCCTCCTCGTGCTCCCGGCCCCGAACCGGGCGTTCCTCGAAGGGAACGATCCCGAGACGCTCGCCTACGCGTGGCGCGTGATGGCGGCCCGCATCCGGGAAACGCAGGTGCCCGGCACATGACCGCCACCGTCCTCCAGCCGCACGACGTCGCGCGCGCGAACGCGCTCGCGATGGAGATCGGCGAGACGTTCCACCGCGAGCGGCTCCGGCGCGGTGAGACGCTCAAGGCCATTGCCCTCCGGCTGGGCATGAGTCGGCGCAGTAGTGACAACATCATCAACTTCGAACGCGGCGCCGTCACCGGCGTGCGGCTCGACACAATCGTCCGCTATCTCGCGCTCTATGGCTACACGCTCGCCGTCGTGCCGATCGAGGAGCCGCGCCGATGACCGTGCCACGCACGATTACGATCACCGTGGAAGAGGGAGAGAATTACCCCGCGCAGGTCAAGCGGCGGCTCGGCGAGCACCGCATCACGCACCGCGAGATGTGCGCGGCGATGGACATGGAAGAGGGGCAGTTCTCGCGGCTGTTGAACCAGCCGAGCAAGAGCCACGGCGGGCCGCCGTCGCCCCGGCTCGACACCGTCGTCAAGATCGAGGCGGCCATCTTAGACATCTTGGAATGGAGGCGACGCGGCATGCGGGACCGAGAGATCGAGGAGATCGTGCGCTGGCTTGCGCACGCGCCGCCCGCCGACGGGCTCACGATCGCGCCGGGGCTCATCGGGTGGCGCACGCCCGGCGGCAACTTTCTGTGCGCCCGCTGCGCGGCGCGGATCTTCGCGCGCGGCGGCACCGTGCCCAAACACTCCAACCCGGTCTGGCACGACAGTCCCCCACCGGCCGATGCCTGCGTCGGCCACATGGTTCGCAAACCCTAATACCAACCCGCACATGCGACACTTCACAAGCACCCACAAGCAACAGCACGCCAACCTCCTCGCGCGACTGCAGCAGGCGCACGGCCATCTCGAACAGACGGTGGAGGGCTGCAACGTCGCCCTCGGCGACGCGTTCGCCGCCGTCGAACTCGCGATCAATGGCTTCAACGAGCACGCCGCGAACGCGTTCGCCGCCGTCGAGATCGCGCGCGACCTGTACAACGAGACCGTCACCGCCGCGAAGGACTTCGTCGAAGAGGTCCGCAGCGACGCGCAGAGCTACTTCGACGATCGGTCGGAGACGTGGCAGGAAGGCGAGGCGGGCGACGCCTATCAGGAATGGATCGACGCGCTCGACGAGATCGATCTCGCCCAAGCCGACGTGGACGCGCCCGACGAGATCGAGCTACCCGACCGCCCCGAGATCGCGCTCCCCGAGGCCGAGGCGATCGACGCCTTCGAGAACATCCGGCAGGGGGTCGACGAGTAGGACGAAAGGACTTGCGCGCACCTGCGCGACACCCTAGATTCCCTTGCGTGGCCGGGACGTCCGGCCCGCCAAACCGCTTCCATCGAGGGACACGCAAATGCTTCCGACCATTGCCACCATCAAGACGAAAGCCGAAGCCACCGGCAAACTGCCGCCGTTCACCGCCAAGGTGCGCGAGGCGATCGAGATCGAAGCCGTGAGCGCCGCCGAGGTCGCCATGTCGGCGACCGGCGTCGAGGCGGCGGCCGTCGAACCCCGCGCCTACAAGGGCGAGCGGGTCTACAACGGGCTCAAGATGCCGTGGGCCGCCGTGACGTTCGTCGAGCCGACGGGCACCAAGGCCGCGCACATCGCGCTCGCCGAAGCGTGCAAGGCCGCCGGGGTGCTGCCGAGCTTCGCCAGAATCGAGCGCCTAGGCGGGTTTGAGAGCCGCGTCATCCCGCTCTTCTACCCCTTCACGCCGGGGGAACTCTAAGCCCGGCGCGAAAGGACTTGCGCGCGGCTGTGCGACAGGGTATCATTCACATGCGGGCCGGACGGTCCGGCCCGACCAAACCGCTTCCATCGAGGGATTCCCCAATGCCATACCTAGCGACCACCATCTGCACCGTCCGCAACGAGCGCATGGGCGTCGAGGCCCACATCTTCCTCGGCTCCAGCTTCAAGCGCGCCGGGCCGTACCACGTCAAGATCGAAGGGCTCGAAGGGCGCGAGGTGCGGCCGATCGTCGCCTTCGCCACGCTCGCCGAGGCCGAAGCGTGGTCCACCGCGATGGTCGCGTGACGCGAAAGGACTTGCGCGCGGCTGTGCGACACGGTATCATTCAGATGTCGGCCGGGACTGGCCCGGTCGACCAACCGCTTGGACCGAGGGAGGTCAGGATGGGTCGCTCGACGATCAGTACCGAACTTGCGCTGCGTCTCGCGCGCAAGCACTTGGGCGCGGGCACGATGGAAAGCTCGGCCCGGTTCTGCATGGCCGAGGCGATCGAGGCGGCCAACGAGGGCGCGCTCGTCACCGCCATCCGGCTCGCGCATCGCTCGCTCCTGTACTCCGTCGGCGCGTTCCACGCCGAGACCAAGAAGGTCGCCGCGATGATCGCGGCGATCGAGGAGATCGAGCGGGTCGCCACCATCCCCAGCTTCCGCAAGACCGCGTAGGTTCTGCGCGGCGCACGACTGGCCGGGACTTCGCCCGGCCAGCATCCAACCGCTACCATCGAGGGACACATGGCAGCAACGAAAGGCGCGCTCGCCGTCGACTTGGCCGGACTCCGGCTCTTGGTCGAGCGACGCGGCAAGAGCTTCGCGCTCTTGGAACTCTTACAGAACTGTTGGGACGAGCCCGGCGTGACGCGCGTCGACGTCACGACCGAGAGCATCGCGCGCGGGGTGGTCCGGGTCGCCGTCGATGACGACGCGCCCGACGGCTTCCACGATCTGACGCATGCCTACACGCTGTTCGCGTCGTCGAAGAAGAAAGCGAACCCGGAGCAGCGGGGCCGCTTCAACGTCGGCGAGAAGCTGGTGATCGCGCTCGCCAACGAGTTCTGGGTCGACACCACGAGCGGCGCGGTCCACATCGACGTGCGCAAGAACGAACGGCACACGAACCGCCGTCGCTATCGCGAGAGCGGGTCGCGCATCACCGCCGACCTCCGCATGACGCAGGACGAGCACCTGGAGGCGCTCCGCATCTTCCGCACGGTGCTGCCGCCGCCCGGCATCGAGACCACCATCAACGGCGTTCGACTCGACCGGCGGCACGTCGTCGCCGTGGAGCGCGCGATTCTCGCGACCGAGATCGCCGACGAGCACGGCTTCTTGCGCCCGACCAAACGACAGACCGACATCGAGGTGTATGATCCCGCCGAGGGCGAGACCGGGACGTTGTACGAAATGGGGATTCCCGTCGTCGAGACCGGCGACCGCTATCACTACAACGTGCTGCAGAAGGTCCCGCTCAACGCGGACCGCGACAACGTCCCGCCCAGCTTCCTGCGTGACGTGCGGGCGATCGTGCTCAACGCGATGGCGCACACCTTGGACGGCGAGGAAGCGGCCGAGCCGTGGGTCGGCGAGGCGCTCGAAGATGATCTCGTCGAGCCGTCGGCCGTCTCGACCGTGATGACGGCGCGCTTCGGCGCCAAGCGCGTGACGTTCGACATGAGCGACCCCGAGGCCAATCGCTCGGCGCTCGCGGCGGGCTACACGGTGATCCCCTCGAACACGTTCTCGCGCTCCGCGTGGAACAACGTGCGCGGCGCGGGCACGACGCTCCCAGCCGGGCGCACCTTCCCGACGGCCAAGCCGTTCCACCCCGATGGCTCGCCGCTCAAGACGATCGACCCAAAGGACTACACCGACGGCGAAGAGCGATTCGTGCGCGGCGTCGCCCAACTCCACCTCGATCTCGTCGGCCGCGAGATCGCCGTCACGCTCGCGAAGGATCGCGGCTGGAAGTTCAACGGCGCCTATGGCGGCGGCCAGATCATCCTCAACCTCTTCTGCATCGAGCCGGTGCTCTGGGACGAGGACACGCTCCGCACGATCCTGCACGAGTTCGGGCACGCGTACGGCGACCACTTGACGCACGCGTTCGACGACGGCATCGCGAAAGTCGCGGCCAAGCTGGTGGCACTCGTGACCGATGACCCGACCTATCTGCGGAGCCTTGCATGAGCATCCTTCCAAAGACGCTGACGCTCGGCGACGACGACGCGGCGGAGTTCGTCCGGCTGCTCATCCGGCTCCGCGTGCCGTTCACGCATCGCTTCGTGCCCGACGACGGGCACGAGTTCACCGGGCCACTCGATCGGGCGTGGAAGATCTTTACCGGGGAGGAAGCACCCTAGGACGGGACCGGCCGCGCGCAACCCCCTTTGGCGTCGCTAGCGTTGCCGAAAGCCCTTGCGCGCGGCTGTGCGACAGCTAGATTCCAGTATGTGGCCGGGACGTCCGGCCCGACCAAACCGCTTCCATCGAGGGAAATCCCATGTCGAACCTTGCGTCGCTCTACCCGGTCGAGATCGGTCGGCTGATCAAGCTCGAATCCACCGGCTGGACCCAGACGGTCGTCGCGAGCGAGTGGGAGGGCGCGCCCTTCCGCATCACGACGAACATGCGCGCGGGCGGCCCGTTCCTGCCGACCGCGTCCGGCTACGTCGAGTTGGCCTGCCGCATCGAGGTCACCGGCCGCACGGTCCAGATCTATCGCGGCTCGCGTGCCGTCCGCGTGCGCGTGACTTACATCAACGAGGAGAACGCGCCGGAGACGCACGTCGGCGGGTGGATGTTCGTCTAAGCCCCGATTCAAACCGCTTTCACCGAGGGATGACATGAAAACCATTTTGGGCAGCACGGTCACGATGTGGCCGACCCGCGAGCAGGCCGAAGCGATCGCGGCCGCCAACCGCGAAGGCGAAGAGGGACCCAACGTGTGGTCCTACGAGGTGCGCCAGATCGGCGGCGGCCGGTACATGGTCGTCGGGTTCATCGTGGTGATCTCCGACGAATCCGGCGTGGAGGTCGGAACGCTCTAGCGACTCAAGGAAAGGACTTGCGCGCAGGTGTGCGACACCTTATTATTCACATGTGGCCGGGACGTCCGGCCCGACAACCAAACCGCTAGCATCGAGGGAATCCCCATGTATGTCTCGCCGAACTTCCCCAGCAAAAAGGCGCTGAAAGAGGCGCTCACCGCCGGTACGCCCGTGCGGGTGTTCTCGCCCGGACTGGGCGGTCCCGCCCCGACCAACGGCACGGTCTCGCTCGAAGGCCCCCATTTCCCGAAGCCGCACAAGTGGTATGCGAAGGGAACGATGGTCAACGGCCTGCTTGTCAAAGTCTCCTAAACCCACCGAGGGCACCAACACGATGCGTTACTCCCTGCTGTTCCCCATCGCCGACGAGCGCGGCTCGACCATGCTCGATTACTTCGGCGCCAAAAGCGTCAAGGACTACGCGGCCGAGCGCACCTACTCGGTCGTGTACGAGGGCGAGGCGCCGACCGACGAGCCGGGTCCCATGTGGACGCGCCACAACGTCGGCGACGCCGAGGACGGCAACCGCCCCCGCGCGCGTGAGATCCGCTCGATGTGCGTCGGCGACCTGCTCATGTTCGAGAACGGCACCGTGTGGCTCTGCGATCGCTTCGGCTGGATCGCGGTGCCCGAGTGGTTCGACGCGGCGCTCGTGGCGAAGACGCCCGAGCCGCCGCCGGTGATCGAGATCGTGCTGACGGCGAGCGCGGCCGACGACGTGGACGCGTCGATCACCCTCCGGCCGAAGCCGAAGTGAACGAAAGGACTTGCGTCCACCTGCGCGACGCCTAGATTTCCTTCTGTGGCCGGGACGTCCGGCCCGCCCAAACCGCTAGCATCGAGGGATCTGCCATGACCCACCGCCCACCGCCCACCGTGTGGCTCTTCGCCACTGAGGCCAACCTCCGCGTCTTCGCCAGCGAAGCGCGCGCCATCTCGTTCGCGATGGCGACCGTCTCGTGCCTCGCCGTCGGCGTGCGCGAGCCGCTGGAAGCCATCACCGAGACGCACCTGCCCGGCGCGGCACAGCCCTATCGCGCGACGCTGAACGGCACCGAGATCGTCTCCGTCACCTGCGTCGAGGTGGAGTCGTGATCATCAACGATCCCCGCACCCCGTTCGCGCCCGCCCCGGCGCCAGCGGGCACGCCGGTCGTGACCGCGTGGCACGTCGAGGCGCCGATGGTGCACTACGCCTGCCCGATCTGTGAGTCGCCGCGCGAGCTACCGGTGATCCGGTTCGAGCGCGGTGGCCTGAAGGAATGCGGCCGCTGCCGCGAGATCTACGCGCTCCCGGCGCCGGAGGGCCGCTAACATGGCGATCAAGAAGGTCGGCACGATCACGCACGAGAAATACGGGATCACCGTGCCGCTCCGGCTCGACACGACCTCGATGGAGTTCACGGCGACGTGGGAACGCCCCACGCCCGACGCGACCGGCGTCCACATGGTGCGGCACTCCGAGCGCGGCAAGGACGGCGAAGAGGTCCGCGACGCGATGCTCGCGTTCATTGACGCGCAGATGTCGATCGAGTGGGAGCCGGTGGTCGAGGTCATTCCGATGCACAACTTCGCATCGAGCGAGCAAGTGCGCGCGACGGCCGCGTGCGCGATGGCGGTGACGCGCTTCTGGCTCGGCCGCCCAGCCGTGGGCGACATGCAACGCGCGGAGTGGCAGATCAAGCCCGAGGACCGGAGCACGACGAGCCGCCCGTTCTACGTGACGTCGAGCGACTCGCGCATGGTGTACTCGAAGGACTTCACCTTCCCCTATCGCGCGAAGCCCCGGCACTACGGCGCCGAGCGCATCTACCTCGCGTTCAGCGAAGAGTTGTGGGCGGGCTTGACGCTCATCGAGCAGCGCATCAACGAAGCGCGCCGGATGCTCGAAACCATGCTCGGCACCGACGAGGCGCTCGACCGCGTGCGAGAGTTGGGGGCGCAGGTGCTCCCCGCGTTACTCGCCGCGCCCTCCGAGACGGAGAGCATCAATGACGTCTAGCCAGAAATTTGTGCTCGGGCTCACCGGGATCGTCGCGCTCGTCGCGCTCGCGGTCATCGGCATGCGCCAGCACGCGCCCGAGGCGCTCGATGTCCCGAAGTACCACCGCGATACGGCGCTCGCGTGCGTGGCGGGCGACTATAGCGTTGATCGCATGCCCGACACCGATCCGGCTGGGCGCGTCGCGGCGCACTATCCCGAGTCGTTGCGCGCACTCCGCATGGAAGGCTCGGTGACGCTTCGTTTCGTGGTCGATACCGCCGGGCGCGCCGAAATGAAGTTGGTGCAGGTCGTGCGGTCCGATCATCGCTACTTCACGGTGGCGGCCGAGAGCGCGCTCGGGCGGATGCATTTTCTTCCCGCAATGAAGGACGGCAAGCCGAAACGATGCTGGACCGAGCAACGGTTCGACTTTGAGCTAACGCGCTAACCCCGTGACGAAAGGACTTGCGCGCAGGTGTGCGACAGTGTAATATTCACCTGTGGGCCGGGACGTCCGGCCCGACCGAAACCGCTAGCATCGAGGGATTCACGAATGATCGCCACCAAGACCAAGACCAAGAAGGTCGCCGAGATCTGGCCCCCGGCCGAGATCCGCGAGCACACCAAGGTGCGCCGCGCATGGCTCGCGACCGAAGCCGCCCGCGTCGCGGAGACGCCCCACCGCTCGGCCAAGCTCGTCGGCACGGGCAGCTACCAGCACTTGAGCGTGTACGAGTCGACGACGGTCCAAGGCCGCGTCCGTCACCGGGGCCACTGCCAACGCTGCGGCGGCCTGCAGGTCGTCGAAGCGGGCTTCATGGTGCTCCACGGGTACGAGCGCCCCGGCACGGGCTTCATCACCGGCCGCTGCCCCGGCGTCAACCACCGCCCGATGGAGACCGAGATGACGCTCACGCACGCGTGGCTCAAGGCGTTCAAGCAAAGCCACGCGGAGACGACGGCGATGCTCGCGCTGGCCGAGGAGGCGCTCAAGGCCGCGCGGACGGTCTGGTTCGAGGCGGGCTATCCCCGCACCGGGACGGCGCCCCGGAAGCTCTCCCGGCACGAGTCGCCCGAGGCGGTCGCCGCGTGGCGCACGGCGATGACGGCGTGGGAGGCGGCGAACCCGCTGCTCGCGGCGATCGAGCGGACCGAGGCCGAGGTCGCGACGTTGACGAACGTGCAGTGGAGCTACGCGCAGGAGGTCCGGCACTTCGAGTTCTGGATCGCCGCGAACCTGTTGGGCAAGCCGCTCGTCGAGGAGGTGGTCGCGTAAGGCGACCACCAAGAAAGGACTTGCGCGCAGGTGTGCGACAGTGTAATATTCACATGTGGCCGGGACGTCCGGCCCGCCAATCAAACCGCTTCCATCGAGGGAATTCAGCCATGTACGCCCAGACCTTTCCGCGCCAGTCGCAGCCCCGGTACGCGTCGCCCAAGCAGATCGCGTTCATCACGTCGCTCTGCAGCGAGCGCGGCCAGCCGCTCCCCGAGAACTTGAACGCCATGCAGTCGCGCGGCGCCTCGGAGATCATCACGACCCTGTTGGCGATGCCGCGTGCGAGCGCGGGGACCCCCGCCGAGCCGCTCGAAGTCGGCATGTACCGGACCGAGGCGGGCGAGATCTTCAAGGTGCAGGAATCCAAGACCGGCAACCGGTACGCCAAGAAGCTGATCGTGATCGGCGGCGAGCGCCTGACCGAAGAGGGCGAGACGGTGAACTTCGAGTTCGAATACGCGCCCGGCGCGATCCGGTCCCTGACCGCCGCGATGCGCCTCACGCTCGAAGCGGCGCAAGCCTTCGGCATCAAGTTCGGCGTGTGCTGCGTGTGCGGCAAGACGCTCAAAGAGGCGAAGTCGGTCGCGCTGGGCATCGGCCCGGTCTGCATCACGAAGCTCTAAACCCCCACGTCCCCCGCCGACCGGCGGGGGCCACCCCCTCCCCTTCCGAGAGACAACTCAGATGACCAAGACTGTGCACTCCCTTGCCGACTTCCGCGTCGCGAACTCGATCGCGGACGCGCTCACCGAGGCCGCGATGATCGTGGACGAAGGCGGCGACTTCCGCATGCTCGTGCTCGAATACGACAACGGCGCGGGCGACATTCGCTACGGCACGCTGCCCGACGACGCCGTGGGATACTTCGGCATGAAGCGCGAGGGCTGGAGCGTCCGCTACATCATCGGCAACAGCAAGTCCTAAATTCCGAGGATGCGATATCTCTACATCGACCAGCGCGCGGCCGTCCACTTGCGGGACGAGCCGCCGTTGGCACTCGATGCGCTCCAAGACCTCCTCGGCGGCTACGTCGAAGAGATCTGGTTCGAGCGCCGCGAGGGCGAGCCGCGTCTCGCGGTGCTCGACAACGAGGAAGGGCTGCTCGTGAACCTGCCGCCGACCGTGCGCTTCCCGCAGGTCTACAGCGTGGACGGCGTGCTCCGAGGCGCGGTCGTGATCATGGCGGTCGACGAGCACGGGGACCAAACCGATTTGACCGATGCGCAACTCGCGCGGGTGACCGTGCGGTCCCTCGCTGGCGACCTCTACCCCACGCTGCACATTTCCGAATGAGTGCGCGCGCAAGTTCTTGCTCGCGCGACGTTCTGACTTTACTCTTTCCGCTCGGGACCTTCGAACCCGCTCGTATCAAGGGATTATGATCGCTGCGCCCCAACCCCCACGCTTTCGCTACTACAACGTGCGCTGCCGCGAATGCGGCGCGACGATGGTCATCGGTGACACCCGGAGCGCAGAGGAGATCCGCGCGCTCTTAGAGAGCGGTGAAGCTCTGAGCGGCCACGCCGCCGAGTGTAACAGCGGCTGGGGCCGCGCTCCGCTCGCGTTCGAGATCACGGTCGACGAGTCCCGCCGATGACGATTCGCCGCGATGGACTCTATCCGGCCTACTGGCCCGAGCAGGCCGAGCACACCGTCGACTACGAGATGGCCGTGCCGCCGTGGCATCGGCTCGAAGCGGAGTCGCACGAGATCCGGCAGACGATGCTCGACCGGCGGGCACGCGGCAAGCCGCTCCCGCCCTTGGGGCTCAACCTCGCGGACCGGCATTCCTTCGGCACGATCTACGCGCCCTATCCGCCCGAGCGGTTCACGGCGCGGAACGTGTTCTGCTTCCAGTTGCTGCCGTCGATCCACGCCATCAAAGAGGCGGCGGCGCAGACGATCGACCAAGCGGTCGCCATGCAACGCCAGCGGCTCGACACGCGCCAGTTCTCGGACGAACTCGACGCGTGGAGCTTGCCCGCCGACGCGCGCCAAGTCGACGACCTCAAGGAGCAGGTCCGAAGCGAGATGGCGCACTCGCTCTATCACCACGCGAATTGGCGCCACGACGGGCGGCACGTCTACGTGCTCGATCGGACGACCTACACGCTCCTCGCGAACACGCCGCTCCCCGACTTGCCCGCGTCGATCTTGTCGGCGCCGTTTCACAGTTTCTATCTCGTGCTGCCGCCCGATGCGTTCACGTTCGGCGTGTGGAACGCGCGCACGCAGGTGATCGACCAGCAACCCATCGAGGGCGTGCTGGTCACGATGGATAACATCACGCCGGACTCGCCGAACGAGCGCGAGCTTGCCTTCATGGCGATCGGCCAAGGCGAGTCGGTGAGCGATCGGAACTTGGCCTTCATCAGCCTCGCGCTCGGCGCCGACGCGATCTTGAGCAAAGTGCAAATGCCGGGTGCTGGGCGCATCGTCACCGAGCCCTACGCGCTGGACCCGACCCGCGAGGTACGGAGCTACGCCGCGAGCGAGAGCGAGGATCGCGAAGGGTGGAAGGATGGCGCGAACGGCGGCCACGAGATCGGCGTGCTGATCCCGCGCGTCATCATCGGATTGTTACTCTATCTCGCGAGCGAGCACCCCGACATCGAGCCGATCCCGCCCGCGCCGCGCCGGAAATTCGCGGACATTCGGAGCCCCAAGCAGCGCCAAGCCGCGCTCGACAACCAAGCCAAGAAGCTCAAGGGCGCGACCCGCTTGCCAATTCTCTATATCGGTCGTCACTTGCATGAGGAGATCGAGGCCGAGCGCGAGCGCGTGCAAGCCGCGATCGACGAGGACGGGGGGCGCACGTACACGCTCGATCATCCGGTGTGGGTCCGAGGGCATTGGCGGCAACAGCCGTTCGGCCCCGGCCGACTGGAGCGCCGTCTCATTTGGATTCGGCCCTATCAAAAGGGGCCAGACATGGCTGCGTCGATGAAGGTGCAGGCTGCGAAAGTCCAGCGGGCGCAACCCGCCGGATTTGAGTAATCTCTCATAGGAGTCTCGACGATGGGCAAGCAACGGTATCAATTCAAGGTGAATCTCTTCGGCCCCGACGCCGATCCGCAGGCGATCGGGGAAGAGATCGAGGCGTTGATCGACACGAAGCAGGAGCATGTCACGCACGAGGAGCTTATCGCGGCCGGGCGCTCGCGCGCCTCGGCGCTCAACGCGTGTTTCACGTTTGATGACGTGCTCGCGGGCGAGAAGTATCGCAAGGTCGAGGCGCGGCGCTTGACGACGCAGTTGCACCTTGCCGACAAGAAAGATCCTGACAAAGCCTCACGCACGCGTGCCTTCATCTACGTCAAGCATCCGGGGCACGAGGGGAAGCGCGTGCTCTTGTCGATGCGGAGCGCGATGGGCCGGTCGGACTTTCGGGGGCAAGCGATCGAGCATTCCGTCAAGCAGTTGCAGCGGCAACTCGACTACTGGACCGCGAACTTTGGCGCCGACGCGCGGCTCCGCAGGCTGGTCAAGGACGTCGCGAAGCTCCGCAAGCGCGCGGAGCGTGAACTGTTGCAGGCGATCTAATGGGGACCTTCCAGAAAACCGCGTTCGGGGACTACCTCGCCAAGCACGAGATCGCGATGGACAAGATCCCCGACGAGTGGCGCACCTTTACCACCCGGCTGCGCAGCACGCCGGAGAAGGTCGGCGCGAACTCGCCCACGTTGCCCGCGTACGCGAAAGCGATCGGCCGCCCCGTGGCCGAGGTGCAGAAGTTCGCGATCGGTCCGCTCATGAATGAGCGTATGCTCAAGAAGGTGCAGACGCAGATCGACAACGGGAACCGGAACGTTGGCGGCATCAACCGCAAGAAGGGTAAGGGCAAGAAGAAGCGTCGCGCAGCCGCGCGCGAGTCCGGCGGCGAGGTGCTCGGGAGCGTCGAGGTCGACGCGCGTGAACTCCCCACCAACGGCAGCAAGCGGCCCGGCAAGGCGCTCGCGAAAGTGGTGAAGGCGCCGCGCGAGACCCCGGTGCAGTACAACCGGCTCAAGAAAGGCAGCAAGGAGCTTCGGCAGTCGGCGCGCATGCTCGTGCAGATGTATAACGTGGCGGTCATGCGGGGTGACACGATGATCGATCTCCCGGTCGGGGACTTCTACTATCTCTTGCACGACTGGCTGACGGAGAAAGGGGTCACGTCCTCGGCGCTGGTCACCCCACAGTTTCACGAACTCTTTGATAAGAAGTTCTAATGAGCATCCGTCGTCAGATGGAGCATGCGCTCCGCGATCTCCGGGATGCCGAGGCGTCGATTGAGCGGGCGCGGCGGGCGGTCATCGACGAGATCCGCCGACGCCTCGATGAAGAGGGCATGACGCCGTCGACGTTGAGCCGCGCGACCGGCATCAATAAGGGGAACCTCTACAACATGCTGACGCTTGGGAAATGGAATCAGCACATCGCCGAGGCGTGCGCCGAGGTGCTTGATCGGCCCGAGGGCGCATGATTTGCCATCAGTGCCACGCCATCGTGAGAAAGAAGCCCTCTCCGAGCGATCCGATTCGGATTCATTGGCTGAACGAAGTAGCGACAGGGCGAGTCGTTGTTAAAGTTCCGGCAAGATATATCCGAGGTCTTTTGGCATCGGATGCCCAATGAGGACAGGCATCTGGTACGAGGGCCATCGCAATTACGATGGTGGGCCGAATGCCGTAACGCGCAATGATCCGCAGACCGGCGCAGCGCCGCTTAACTGGCGGCTCGACATCCGTAGCCATTCTCCCACTGGGCTGGAATGGTCTTACGGAGGGAGCGGTCCGGCCCAGTTGTCGCTCGCGCTCTGCATCGACGCGCTCGACGGCGACGTCCCGCGCGCCCAGCGCGTCTATCAGCAAGTGAAGTGGATGGTGGTCGCCGCCTTCGATCAGCACGAGTGGCGCATCACGCAGGACGAGATCCTCGCGACGATCGAGGGGATCGAGGAGGACATCACGGCCACGACCGCGACGTGCCCGTTCCACGGGACCGAGTACGACGCACGGCTGGGCGGCTGTCCGATCTGTATCGCAGACGAGCGGGAGACTGGGACGTGGGAGCGATGATGATGTACTCACAGATGGACCCCGGCGGGGAGCGCCACTACATCGCGGGCGTGGCGATCCACGCGGGCGACGGCATCCGCATCTTCCACGACGGCCGGTGGCAGGAGGCGCGCTACGAGGCGAACTGGCAGCGGGGCCGGATCACCGGCGCGTGGGCGTATCTCTCGGAGTCGCTCGCGATCGTGCTCACGCCGGACACGCCGGTCGAGTTGCCATGAGCCTCTTCGAGATGCGGGCGTTCGAGTTCTTGGACGCGCTCGACCTGACGCATGTGATGCCGCCCTACCTGCCGCAGATCATGCGCGAGTTCGGCGTGTCGGCCGAGCGCGCGGCCGAGGTCTGCGCCAATTGGGTCAAGGCGCGGAAGCAGCAGACGTTCGAGAGCGGCAAGTCCAGTCGGCTGCCGAAGCAGGATCTCTTCAAGGTGCCGGTGTCGGGTGTCCAGCCCGACGAGTTGAGCGCGCGGCTGCGCGCATCGATCGACGCGGTGAAAGCCCTCTGGCCCGAGGGCACGATGGTGACGCTCTTCGTCGCGGACTTCGGCGCAGGCGGCGGGCTCACCTACATCTCGAACGGCGACCGCGCGGGGATGATCGAGACCGTGCGCGAATGGCTCGAACACCAACACAAACTCTCATGAGCCCCTTCGGCAGCGGCAAGTCGAATAATCTGCATGCGAGCAGCAAGCGGACGGAGGTTCCGCCGCCGACGCTCACCGAGGCGATGAACAATCACCCGGAAGCCGGGCCGCTCGATCCCACGGCGTTCTGGGAAGAGTATTTGTTCCGCGCCGCGCAAGTGAACATCCGCGATGAAATGATCTACGCGACGCTCATCACGGAGCGCATGGTCTCCACCGAGAACAAGAAGCTGCTCACGCGCGCGCAGCGCCGGGAATGGGAGAATGCCGTCGCGCGCTTTCACAAGCAGCGTGCGAAGGGCGTTCCGGCGTGCGACCTGTTCGCGGAAGCGTGGCACTATGAGCCATTCCGCACGCGGCCGACCGACGGGCAGCTTCGATCCATGCGGGCATTTAGCGAGGAGTTCGAGCAAGCGGTGGCGGCTGGTCCCGAGGCGCTCGAAGCGTTGAAACAGAAGATGATCGAGAACGGGACGTTAAAGTTCTCATGAGTCCCGTCGGCAGTGGCAAGTCGCACAGCGTGAGTTGGCGCGATCGCGTGAATGCGATCGCCGTGCAGAATGGGCGTGTGCTCACGTTCAAAGAAGCGAATGCGCGCATCCCTCCGGCGTCCGATCCGACGGAGTTCTGGGAAGGCTATCTGCGCGCGGGGGTCGAGTCGAATCTCAGCGAGGATGTGCTCTATGCCGGATTGCTCACGGAACGTTTGGTGACGCCTCAGAACTACGCGCTGCTCACACCCGAAGAGCGCGACGAGTGGGATAGGGCGCGTTGGCGGGCGCGCTCGTCCGGCGTTCCGCTGAGTGATCTGATTGCGGATGCATACATCGTCGGGCAACTCAAATGACCGACGCGCAGGAGATCATCCTCGTCTGCGTGCCGACCGCGTCGATGCTCTTCCCCGTCGCGGGCGCGCGGATGGGCCAGTGCCGCGATTGCGAGCAACGCGTGTGGCTCGCGCCGTCGTCGTGGCCGCAGATGGACCGGGTGATCGTGGTGTGCATGGCGTGCGCGATCGATCGCGTGCGGAAGGCGAACGCGAGCGGCGAGCCCCACACGTTCGCGGGGACGCTCCCCGGCCAACTCGACGAGTTGATGGCGGCGGGCCTGCCCGAGATGACGGCGCACCACCTCGACCAGATCGATGCGGCGATGCTGGAGAAGCTCGCGGAGAAGGACAATGCCGACTAGGGCGGCGGCCGATCATCTCCGCGCGATCGAGCAGGGGAATCGCGCGACACGCGTGCGCGAGACGATGGGGCTCACACAAGATGAGTTCGGCGCGCTCCTCAAGCGAACGCTCCGCGTCTATGGTGTCCGGCGCCACTATGACAAGTCGCTCGTCTCGCGGATCGAGAGCGGCGCGCGGAAGCTCAAGCCCGAGGAAGCCGTCGTGATCGCGGAGCTAGATCCCGAGCAGCGCGGGATCTGGTGGCTCATGTTCGGCCACGCGCTCCCACCTGCGCGGGAGTCACGCCCGTAACCGTGTTATTGTTCAGCACGAGCAAGCAAGCAACCTTTAACCGCTCTTATCGAGGGATCAAGGAGATACAGATGGGCGACCATACCGCCATTTCGTGGGCGCATCACACGATGAACCCGTGGGTCGGGTGTATGAAAGTCTCGGACGGCTGCAAGCACTGCTACGCCGAGGAGATGGTCACGCGCCTGATGAAAAAGCCGCACCTCTGGGGACCGGCGGCGACGCACCGGCGCGAGCGCACCTCGGTCGCGAACTGGCAGCGCGCGGTCCGGTGGAACGCCGAGGCCGAGCGGCGCGGCGTCGCGCGGCGCGTGTTCGCGGCATCGCTCGCGGACGTGTTCGAGGACCATCCCGACTGTAACGCCGCCCGGCCGGACTTCTGGGACCTCGTGCGCCGGACGCCATACCTCCAGTGGCAGATCCTGACCAAGCGGCCGGAGCACATCCGCGAGATGCTGCCCAACGATTGGGGCACGCACGGGTGGGCGAACGTGTGGCTCGGCACCTCGATCGAGTCGATGGACGTCGCCTCGCGCGCGGATCATCTGTGCGAGGTCCCGGCGGTCGTGCGCTTCGTGAGCTACGAGCCCGCGCTGGGGCCGCTCGACGACTTGGATCTCGGGGGCATCGACTGGGTGATCTGTGGCGGCGAGTCCGGTCCCAAGTACCGCGCGATGTCGCTCGACTGGGCGCACACGATGCGCCGGAAGTGCGCCGAGGCCGGTGTCGCGTTCTTCTTCAAGCAGTCATCGGCGCCGCGCACCGAGATGGGGATCATGCTCGACGGCGAGATCGTGCGGGCCTATCCGGCGCCGCTCTCGATCAACTGGGACGGGTCGGCGCAGAGCCCGAGCGGCGCACCCACGCTCGACCCGGCGGTGCGGGCGGCGTACGCGGCGCGTGTCGCCGAGGACGCCAACGATGCGAACGCGACCGCGCGGTTCGCATCGATCGCGCAAGGGACGATGGACCTCTGACACTCCGTAAACAGTGGGCGCGGCCGCGCACACGCGGCCGTCCCGAGAACTATGGGGGCCGCAGTATAAGAATTTTGTGAAGTCAGCGAAAGCACAATGCGACCAAAGCCCTACATGCATACCGAGTGAATATTCCTTGACCCCTCGTGACTGCTTTGTTAAGAGTTGCATACACGATCTTGCTACAAAAAACAATTGGGGATCGCCCTGATGACGGGGCGATATGCCTGACTCAGCATTACCCGCTGATGGGGTGCCGGTGCAACAATGCCGGGTGGCCGAACACGCGCAACAACCACGCGCTCGTCGCGTGAACCGAAGCAACGAGGTCGGCCGTCGAGCCTGACGGCCAAGACCATCGCCGCGATCACGAAGAGCATCCGCGAGGGAGCCACGTACGCGGACGCGGCGAAGCGTGCGGGCATCGACCCGCGCACCTTCCAGACATGGATGGCGAAGGGACGTGACGATCTACAGGCGGATCGGACGTCCGAATTTCGCCATTTTTACCATGCTGTGGAGACGGCGAATCTCGACATCAAGGCCACGTTGGTGAAGCGCGTGCTCAAGGGCACGATCAAAGACCCCCGGCTCGGGCTGAAGGTGCTCGAACGCCGGTTCCCCGATGACTGGGGTTTGAAAATCAAAATTGAAGATCTCACGCCCGACCGGCCCGCATCGCCGCGCGAGGCGTTCTTGAAACGGCTGTCGGCCATTGAGGACCGGCAGCAACGAGCGGACGTCGCGCTACGCGGCGTCATGCGAGACGACGCGCCCGACCTCGCAGACGGAGCAAACGGGAACGGCGCGACGAGCCACGGCGACGTCGTCAGTGGCGCATGAGGAAGCCCGCACGGACCTGACGCCATCGGACACCGGCGGCACGACCCGGTAGCACTCCGGGGCAGCACGACCCGGTAGCACTCCGGCACAACACAACCAGAGGCACCAATGGCAGCGCCCTCGCTTCGCCTCGGTCGGCACCCCGACCGGACGCGATTCGTTCTCGGATTTGCCTACAACTCGTCGGGCTCGCGTGTGCTGCTGATCAATCAGCTTCGCGGGATCGCGACCGGCTCACTCAACGGGATCGGCGGTCGCGTGCGGCCGCGCGAAACGTACGCGCAAGCGATGCACCGGCATTTCGCGAAGCAGGCGGGCGTCATCGTCGCGAGCGGCTGGACCCCATTCGCGATCCTCGAAGCCGACGAGCGCCGCGTGCAGGTCTACCGCGCGGATTTGAATGAGCAGTTGTGGCACGCGGCGCACACCGAGGGCGACGAGGCGTTGCATCGCTGCTCGGTCGCGTCGCTGCCCGAGCGCGCATGGCCGGATCTGATGTTCCTCGTGCCGTTAGGCCTGAATGTGCTGCCGACGGCCGTCGTGCGCGTCGAGTACCGGCCCTTATGAGAACATGCTCATTCAGCACATCGCGTATGCGCGACCGATATACCCACCCGGATATACCGCTCTCAGCAAAAGTCTACCACCACCTGACGATGGGGAGAACGCCGTTGCGGAAGCACACGCACACCAACGAAGCGGACCTCACGGGTCTGCCGGAAGATGAACGCATTCGGATCGCCGCGTTGTATGTCGCGCGGGGCCAGATCGTCAATCTCACGATCGAGGACGAGCCGTCGAAGGTCGCACGCTATCAGCGGAAGTTCCTGCAGCGCGGCTGCGCGATTCTCGGGACGACCAAGGGACCGGAGGTCGGCGCGGTAACGATCCGCGTGGGGCCGCGACCGGTCGGGCCGCCGCAGATCACCATCCAGTGAATGGCGCGTGCCCGACGGTCCGTCGGCCCGTGCGCTCCATCCCCATCAGTTGTCGGCGGCCGAGCGGTTCCTTCGGCTGTCGCCCGTCGAACGCAGAAAGCAACTGCGGCGGTGGTCTGACGCCGAGATCGAGGCGCTCGACTACGACTGGCGCTGGTGGGCGCGGCCGGAGCAGCTTGCCCCGGCTGGGCAGGAGTGGGTCACATGGGGGATCATCGCCGGACGTGGCGCAGGGAAAACACGATCGGCGGCGGAATTCCTGCGCGATGAAGTCGAGAGCGGCCGCTCGCGCTACCCGTTCCTGATCGGCGCCGACGCGGCCGATGTCCGCGACGTGATGGTCGAGGGCGAGTCCGGCATTCTCGCGATCTCGCCGCCGTGGTTCCGGCCCAAGTACGAGCCCTCGAAGCGGCGGCTCACATGGCCCAACGGCATCGTCGGCCATCTCTTTGGCGCGCACGACCCCGACTCGCTGCGCGGCCCGCAGTCCGATCTCATCTGGTGCGACGAGATCGCCAAATGGAAATACCCGACCCAAGCATGGGACAACGCCGTGCTCGGCAACCGGCTCGGGTTCCATCCGAGGCGCGTGTTCACGACGACGCCCAAGCCGATCCGGCTCGTGCGCTTGCTGATGGGCAAGGACCCGTCGCAGCGCGGACTGCCGCCCGATCCGACGGTGGTCTTGGCGCCCGCGATGACGACGTACGACAACCTCGCCAACCTCGCGCCGTCGTTCATTCAAGAAGTCTTACACAAGTATCAGGGCACGCGGCTCGGGCGGCAGGAGTTGCTCGGCCATCTGTTGGAGGACGTCCCCGGCGCGCTCTGGACCCTCAAGATGATCGAGGACGCGCGCACGTTCACGGTGCCCGAGACGTTCGTCCGCATCGTGGTCGCCGTCGACCCGGCCGTGACCGCGCACGAGGAGTCGAACGAGACCGGGATCGTCGTCTGCGCCAAGACCGAGGACGGGCTGGGCTACGTCCTTCGGGATCTCTCCGGGCGCTACACGACGGAGCAATGGGCGCAGAAAGTGGCCGAGATGTTCTACCACTACCACGCCGACCGGGTGGTGGCCGAGGTGAACAACGGCGGTGATCTCGTCGAGACCGTGTTGCGCTCGAAAGATCCCGGTATATCCTATAAGGCAGTCCACGCGAGTCGAGGCAAGCTCACACGCGCCGAGCCGATCGCGGCGCTCTACGAGCGGCACCTGATCCGCCACTACGGCGAGTTTCCAGAACTCGAAGAGCAGATGACGAGCTATGCGCCGGACGCAATCCCGACGGCGCAGGAAAAACGGAAAGAAAAGTCGATCTCGCCGGACCGCATGGATGCGCTCGTGTGGGGGATGACGGAGTTGATGCTCAAGCGCGGCGGATTGTTCGTCGCCTGAGAGATCGCAGGGTTGGTCCGGTCGCACTTCGGGCTTCAAGAGGGGGCGAGTTGTTGTCTCGCCGTTTCCAGAGGGCCTGTAGCAGTGCGACGGATCTAGGGCATGGCGGCCTCGCTCGCCGAACGCGTGCAGCATCGCGTGCAGGGATTCCTGCAGCGCATGATCGGCTTCCCCGCCGGTCTGCCCCAAGGTCGCCCCGTCGAACGCGACAATCCGCTCACCGTCGGCGCGATCCCCCTCCGAGGCGAAGCGCCGGGCGACTACCAGCACACCGGGACGACCGTGCGGGTGCGCGGCTTCGAGCGCCACCCGGTCGTCATGGCGTGCGTGCGCGCGATCGTCGACATCGCGAGCGCGATCGATCTCGAAGCCTACCGGATGGTGCCGAGCGAGGGCGAGGGGGACCGCGAGGTGGTGGAGACGCTCCCCGCCTTCGCTCCCTTATCGAGAATTCTCGAAACGCCGTCGCCCTTCTTGAGTCCCATGCGGCTGCGCGAGATCACGGCGACGCACTACCTGATCTATGGGAATGCGCTGTGGTATCTCGAACGGCCGCCGTCGCCCAACCCGATGAACCCTCGGCCGCCGTCCTCGATCCGCGTGATTCAGCCCGAGGATCTGATGCAGGTGTACGTGAACGAGAACGGCTACCCCGTGTGGTATCAGTGGCGGGACACGCTCGGCTACATGCACACCTCGCCGGTGACGGACATCGTCCACTTTCGCGACCTGAACGCGAAGGGGATGGTGTTCGGCTACCCGCGCGCGGCGTCGGCGTTGAACGACATCATCGGCGACGACGAGGCGAGCCAGTTCGTGCGGCAGACGGTGACCAACTCGGGCGCGCCGCTCTCGTGGGCCTTGGTGCACGAGGACACGACGCTCTCCGAGGCGCAGGCGGCCGAGGCGGCGTACTACGAGAAGATGGTGACGCGCGGGAACCGGGGCCGCTTCACCTTCCTCGGCGGCGTCAAAGATATCAAGTCGACCTCGTTCACCCTGCGCGATTTAGAGTTCCCTGATCTCCGGCGGGTGAGCCGCGAAGATATCTGCGCGAGCTTCGGCGTCGACCCGCGCATCATCGGGATCGCGAGCGCCTCCAACGACTCGGGGCTCTCGGGCATTCAATACCGCGAGGCGCGCGTCCGGCTCGTGCAGCAGACGATCGAGCCGATGCTCCGCTACTTCGAGAGTGAACTCAACTTCTGGTTCGCCCCGGAATTCGGCGACGTGTTCGTGCGCTACGACCCCGACATCGTCAAGGAGATGATCGAGGACGACGACCTGACGTCGAACCGCGTGCGGGGCGAGGTGGCGGCCGGGCTCCGCACGCTGGAAGAGGCGCGCGAGGCGCTCGATCTGCCGAGCGACTTCGATCTGGACGACACGCTCGCGGTGTCGACCGCCATCCAATTCGTCCCGACCGCGACCGCGATCGCGCCGCTCGAATACGCGGAAGCCGTCGGGGGCGGGGGCGAGGGCCAGCCCGGAGTCCCCACTCCCGCGCAGCCGGGCGACAGTCTGCCCCCGGCCGGGCAGATCACCGCGCCCACGGGTGGGCAGCAGGCGCTCCCGGCGCCGTCGGCCGACGAGGCCACGCTCGATACCGACACGACCAACCTGCCCGACGAGGCGCCGCCCGCGCCGGACGACGAGGAGGAGCTAGAGCCCAAGCGATCGCGCACCGAGACGCTCACGGCCTTGGGCGTCTTGCTTGGAGGCACACCGCGCAAAGCGGTGTCTGCCCCTGCCCCACGGGCCGATCGTCCGTCCACGGGGCGCCTAGGGCCAGCGCGGGCGCTTTCCGTGGGCACCGTGCTCACGCGCGGCGTCGTGCTCACGCCCGAGCAGCGGAGTGACCTCTGGCGCCAGTTCGAGGAGCGCGCCGTGCGCGAGGAAGCGGCCTACCGGCGGGCGGCCCTGATGCAGTTCGCGGAAGAACGGGCCAACGTCGCGCGGCTCTTCGAGCGCGCGGGCTTGAGGAACGCCCCCACCGAGACGACGCTCGAAGGCATCGCGCACCAACTGCGGCACATGTACAAGCCGGGCGGCGAGGTCGTGCAGCGGTGGGCCGATCGCTATCACGCGCTCATCGGCGAGACCTTCGCCAAGGGCGGCGCGCACATCGCGCATTCGGTCAACCGGTCGTCGGTCCGCTTCAACCCCAACCACGACGACGAAGGGAAGTTTGCCGAGTCTCCGGGTGGCGGTGGTGGCGGTGGCGGGTCGAGCGACAGCGGCGGGAGCAGTGACAGCGGCGACAGCGGCGACAGCGGCGGCGGAACCGCGACGAAGGAGCCGATGGTCGGCAAGCCATCGTCGGAGTTTCCTCCGCATCGCGCCGATGCGTCCGACACGCAGGGGCGGTTCAAAAAGGCCGATGAATCGTACACGCCCGAGCGGGAGGCACTGCACGACGAAATCGTGGCTCCGGAGTTCAAGGGAAAGACGCCCGTCTCGAACCCGAGGGTCACGGTGATGGGCGGCGGTCCCGCCTCGGGGAAAAGCGTCATGATCCAGGAGACGGGCCTCGCGGGCGGGAACGTGGTCACCTCCGATCCCGATGCCGTGAAGGGAAAACTCCCCGAGATGCGGGAGGGCGTGGCGCGCGGCGATAAGGATGCGGCGCGCTATACGCATGAAGAAAGTTCGGACGTTGGCAGGCGCATTGTGCGCGAGGGCGTGGCGGGCGGATATAACGTCCTCGTCGACGGGACCGGCGACAACTCGTATGAGAAGTTGAAAACCAAAGTCGCGGAATACCGGGCGAACGGGCACGCGGTCGATGCGAACTACGTGACCGTCGACTCGGACGTCGCCGTGGCACGGGCGAAGGCCCGAGGGGATAAGACCGGCCGGTATGTGCCCGAGCAGGTCATCCGCGAGACGCATGCGAGTGTCTCGAACGTGGTGAGCCAAGCGGTCCGTGATGGGCTGTACGACAACCTCACCGTGTGGGACACGAACAGGGGCGGGAAGGCGGTGAAGATCGCCAGCGCGAAGGGCAAGGACCTCACGATCCACGATCAGCAGGCGTGGGCGAATTTTCTGCTCAAGGGGCGGGTGCTCGGCCCCGGCCGATCGATCCGCGACGAGAGTGCGACCGCCGACAGTGAAGAACCGGTCCATGAGGATGTGCTCAAGGCGTGGACGTTCCAACTCGTCGATGGCACGGCGCTCGACCCCGCCCCGGCCACGGCGCGCGAGAAGGCAGTAGCGGCGGCACTGCAGAAGGACATCGAGGAGATCGTCGCCACGGGCGGGGTGGTCGATTTTCCGCAGGAGTTGCCATGAGTCCGAGCCCGCCGCGCAAGCCGACGAACGCGCCCGCCAACCCGCCGGTCGCGCTGCAGTTCGACTTCCACCTGACCGACCCGCACGTCCAGCAGGCGATCCGCGACCGTGCCGCACGGCTGGCCGAGAATGTCGGCGAGACCACGGGCCGGGCGGTCACCGATGCGCTTGAGGTCGCGCTCCGCGAGGGGATGTCAATCGCCGACACGGCCAAGCTCATCGACAAGGTCGCGTTCGGCCTGAGTGCCGCGCAGCGGGCCACGACGATCGCGCGGACCGAGACGATCGGCGCTTTGAATCACGGCCAATTCATGGCGGCCGCCGAGTCGGGCGTGATCGAAGGGAAGGAATGGCTCACGCAGGGCGACAGCCGCGTGCGCGAGACGCACACCGCGTGCGAACACGAAGGCGTGATCCCGATGGACGGCACGTTCTCGAACGGCTGCAGCTACCCCGGCGACCCGGCGGGCGAGCCCGAGGAAGTCATCAACTGCGTGGCCGACGCTGACGCGGAGATCGTAACGAGTACGGGGCGCAAGCGGATAAGCGAGGTCGCCGTTGGCGACTATGTGTTAAGCCACAAGCTCCGGTATCGGCGGGTCGTTCGTGTTCGGTCCCGCGATCCATATTCCGGCCCGCTCGTGTCGCTCTGGGCCGGTGGGCGCCAAGTATGTGTAACCGGCGGCCATCCATTCCTTACCCGCTCCGGGTGGAATCGGGCTTTGGCGTTGCAAGTCGGCAATGAGATCGCTGTCCTTTGCCCGGCCGCGCACGTTGAGGGCGCGGAGTTCCTGCGCGACGAGGTCCTGCGCGGTCGTGTACCACTCCCGCTTGAATCGCGTTCGCATCCCGCGCTTGGGCATTGTCGGGTAGAACGCCACCAACTCGGCGCGCCGGAGTTTGGTCCGCAGGTACGGCAACAACAGCCATGCCGTGAGTCGGCCCGCGCCAGCCATCGCCTGAAAGCGATGCACGGGCATCCAGTTGGGACGAGGTTGCTGGAATCTGCTCTCATAGCAGACGCCGTAGCCGAGGGTGGTCTGCACCCACTGGCACAGTCCGAGATCACCATTGGTGAGGATCGCACGCAGAAGCCACTTGGCTTGGCCGTTCACGCGCTTCCGGCCGATGCTGAAACAGCCATCGGCATCGAAGAGGCCAGCGATGTAGGCGAGGTCGGAGGCGAGAATCATTCCCGCATGGTACTCACCTACGCACGAATTGAGAAGATGCTCATAACGGCCGTGACGGCTCGACGTGTATTCAACCTCGCCGTGGACGAGGACGAGTCCTACATCATCAATGGCATCGTCTCGCATAACTGTCGCTGCAGTCTCCTCTACTACAACTCTTTGGAGGGTGCGTGAATGCCGACCGTCCAAGCGCGACAGCGGACCCCTTCATCGAAACTGACGAAACCGAAGGCAGGCGTGCGCGGCTGGATGAACGAGCGGGTGTACGTCTCGACGAAGCTCGAACTCCGGCAGCTACCGACGCTCGATGCGCCGAACGATCTGCCCGAGGGCGTGTGCGGACGGCTCACCGGCATCGCGCTCACGTACAACGTGTCGGACGAGTACGGCACGGTGTTCTTGCCCGGCTCGCTCGCGCGCACCCGCGCGGAAGCGGTGGCGCGCGCGAAGGTCAAGCTCTTCGCGGATCACGGGCCGTTCACGGAGACCCATGTGGGCGTGGTCCGCTCGCTCGACGACGTCGGCGACGCGGCCGTGATGACGGCCGACCTCTTCGACACCGAGGCGGGCCGCGAGATGAAGGAATATCTCGCGGCCGTGCTCGCGAGTGGCGGCGAGACGGGGCTCTCGATTGGCTTCCGCCCGATCGAACAGGAGTGGCGCGCCGATCCCGAGTCGGGGGACATGTTCTGCGCGTTCAAGGAGATCGCGCTCCGCGAGATCTCGATCACGCCGGTCCCGGCTGTGCCCGGCACGACCGTCACGAGCGTCCGGCAGGAGCCGGGCGAAACGGAGGACGCCTTGCTCGTGCGCGTGCTGCGCACTATCCTAGCGGCGTTACCGGAACGCGAAGCGCGCGCCGTGTTCGATGCGGTCTATCCCATCGACGAGGCGAGTGCAGGCGCCGACCCGTCGGATACCTCGGTCGCCCCGGTCGCTGATGCAACAGCGACGGCAGCGGGTGCTGAGACGGACGCCGCACGAGGGACGGAGAGCGCGACGGACGCATCGGGGGATGGTTCTCTCGGCGCGCGATTGGCGACGATGGAGCACCGGCTCAAGGCCGTGCGCTTTGGCGTAGCCATGCCCGTCGGATAAGGAGCGCCGCCCACTTTTCGTTCGGCCCCCCGATCGCAATCGACCACGATACCGATCGGAGTGCGCTTCACATGGCTACGACCGTCGAGCCAGTGACGGGCCAGCCCTTCACGCTGGCCACCAAGAACCGCAAAGCAATGGAATTGCGGGCACAAGCCCGCGCGATCCGCGACGAGATCCTCGACGAGTCGAAGCCGATGACCGTCGACGAGGTCAAGAAAAAGCAGGACGTGATGAACGCGCTCGAAGCCCGGGCGAACGCCGTCGCCGAGTTCACCGCCGACGCCGAGATCGAGCGACAGGGCGGCATGGGCGGGACCGGCGTCACCCCGGTCGTCGGCCCCGAGAACCGCTCGGACGGGCGGCTCCAGACCCGCAAGGGCCGCATGAAGATGCAGGACCGGATCAACGATCTCGCGATCCGCATCGGCAACGAGTTCCAAGACATCCGGCACTTCCTCTCGGTCGCGGTCGCGGGCTCGAACCCGGTCGAGAACGACACGCAGCGGCGGCTGATCGAGGAAGCGCGCACGTTGACCCGCGCCATCGTCGGCACGGCTGGCGACGTCTCGGGCGGCGAGTTCGTGCTCCCGCTCACGCAGGTGCAGTCGATCTTCTCACTGGCGAATATTCAGCAGGGGCTCTTGCAGCGCGCCCGCAGCTACAACGTGCCGGGCCGCACGCTCCGCATTCCCTATTTGGCGCAGACGGACGACGGCCAATCGTCGACCGTGAACAACCGGCCGATGGCGGGCCAGATCGCCAACGTCGGCATCGTGGGCGAGGGCTCGACCAAGCCGATCCGGCAGCCGGTGTTCGGCCAGCGGCTGCTCACGGTGTTCAAGTACGCCGCGATCACGCAGGTCTCGGACGAGTTGCTCGGGGACGACTTCACGGGCGAACTGCCGCAGGAGTTCGTCAACGCGGTCGGCCAGCAGACGCTCAACGCGGTGAACGAGGACATCACGATCTCGGGCTCTGACGTCTCGGGCGCCACGATGCCCGCCGGGGCGCTCCGGCCCGCGTCGCCCTACAACATCGCCGTCGTCCGGCAGACCGCCGGGACGATCACGACGCAGGATCTCTTCGCGATGTACGCGCAGCACACGCACGGGCCGAACTCGGTCTGGCTCGCGTCGCGGCGCACCATCCAAGCGATCTATGCCTTGAGCCTCACGGCGGGCTCGATGGTCACGTTCCTCCGCGACCTGCGCGGGCTCCCCGAGATGATGATCTTGGGCTACCCGCTCGTGTTGACGGATCTCTTAAACACGCTCGGCACCACGGGCGACTTCGCGCTCGTGAATCCCGACTTCTACGCCTTCGCCTTGCGGCAGGCGCTCACGGTCGAGTCGAGCCGGGACTTCGCCTTCATCCAAGATCTCACCACGTACCGCTTCGTGGTGCGCGCGGGCGGCATCCCAATCAACACCGGGCGCTACGCCTACAAGTACGGCACGACGTCGGGCATCGACGAGCATTCCCCGTTCGTCTACCTGCAATGAGAGATCGCTCATGTTCCTCGGCGCGTTGTTCATCGGCACCGGTGTCGTGCTGCTCGCCGTGTGGCTCGTGCACAAGTACCTGACGCCCGCGTACCAGCGGGCGGGCTACATGCTCGTCGCGTGTGTGTGGGTGTTGTTCCTGTTGTCGCTCTGGAGCGCCGTCGCCAGCCGGTAAGGAGACTCTCGTGGGAGATCGCCTGTTCGAGATCGATCGCGGGCGCATGCTGACTCCCGTCGGCGTTCCGTTGAGCTACCCGGCCGTGTACACCACGGCCGGGCCGCGTGTCTTGCAGTTGACGACGTACGACCCCGGCGCGGCCGCGTACCGCTACCACTCCGCGATGAATTGCGTGGTCGGCGGCCGCTCGGCGTTCGTGCGCTGGGGGAACGAGAACCCTCACTGTGATCTCCGGCAGTGGGACGGCGTGCAAGACCGGCGCGTCGTCGAATCCCTCTTCGACGAAGCGGACGTGATCCACTGCCACATGGATTACACGACGCTGGGGCGGATCTCCCGGTGGCCGAGCCCCGCGCGCCACTTGCTCGTCCGGCATTACCACGGCTCCGCGCTCAACACGCTCGATCCGATCGTGAACAACGAGGAGGACCACGGCTTCGGCGCCGTCCAGATCGGGGCGCGGCTCTATCACCGGCGCTTCTCGAAGCGCATGCACTGGCTCCCGATCCCGATCCCCGTGCGGGACTACTGGACCCTCGCACAAAACATCACGCGCCGGTCGCCGGACGTCGTACGGATCGCGCACAGCCCGACCAACTGGCGCATCAAGGGATCGGTCGCGCTCCAGCACGCGATCATCGATCTCCAAGCCAAAGGGCTCAAGGTCGAACTCGTCGAGATCAAAGGCGTCTCGCACGCGGTGGCGCTCGCGATGAAAGCCTCGTGCGACATCACCTTCGATTCCTTCTGGCTCGGGATACAGGGCTCGGGCTTGGAAGGCGCCGCGATGGGGCAAGCGGTGATCGCGGGCGACCCCGAGGTCAAGGCCGAATATGAGAACTCTGAAGTCGGCTACTGCCCGTACACCTACGCGCTCAACTTCGACGAGCTACGGGTCGTGCTCGAACGGCTCGTGCTTGACGAGGCATACCGGTCAAGTGAAGCGGCGCGGGTGAGCCAATACGTCAAGGAATGGCACGACTATCCGGTCGTCGGCCGCCGGTACTGGGCCATCATCGAGGCCGAGCGGCAGGCGGCGGCCGTGGAGCGGTCCGCATGACCACCCCGCCGATCGATCCGCCGGTCGAGCCGCTCGTCACGGTCGACGCGTTCAAGCAATACGCGCGCATCGAGACCACCGCCGAGGACGATCTCATCGCGGAGCTACTCGTCGAGGTGGTCGGGCTGATCGAGACCTACATCGGCAAGAGCTTGACGACCGAAGAGATCACGATCACCGACGACGCCACGACGTTCCGCTTTTACGAGGGACCGAGCCCCCGGCCGCCCGCGCTCATTCTGCCCTACATGCAGATCGATCCGGCGTCGATCCGCATCACCGATCCCGGCGGCCTCGCCATCGATCCGTCGACCTACCGGGTGCGGCTCGACAAGCGGCTCGTGCAGGGCGCGTTCGTGCTCTGCAGCGGCGCCTACACCATCACCTGCACGGCCGGGTACGGCACGCTCCCCGATTACACAACGCGGTGGCTCCCGCGCATCCGGTCGACGATCAAGGACTACGCGCTCTTCCTCTACCAGCAGCGCACGCCGGGCGCGTCGAGCGAGGGCGCAGCGGGGACGTCGGTCTCGTACGGCGATATCGATCCCGACACGGGCCTGCCGAACCGCGTGCGCATGGCGCTCCGCAAGCTCCGGGGGATCATCGCGTGACCAACGCGCCGGGGCTCCGCGACCAACGCATCCGGCTCTATGCGCCGGTCGACCGGGGATCGGACGGCTACGTGCGCCAGTCGTTCGTCTTGGAGGGCGAGCGGTGGGGGCGGTTGGACGAGTCCCGCACGGCCACGTCGCTCATGCAAGAACGCTTACAGACCCGCGTCGATGCGTTGCTGGAGTTCGCGGACGAGGTCACGGTCCCGATCAACGGCGTCGTGATGGACATGGCCGACAAGCGCGCGTGGTGGATTCGCGGGATCTATGGCGTCAGGAAGCTCCGGCGCGTGATCGTCGCCTTGGAACGGATCTCCGACGAGCACTTCCGCACGCTCTCGGTCTACGACAGCCCGTCGTCGCTCGATGGCGTCCATGTGATCAACCGGCGGGTGGGCGGATGACCCAACTCACCTACGCCGACCGCATTCAGGAGACCGCCGTCAACGTCGGCAACGACGTCGTGATCGGTCTGCTCGGCGCAGCCGACGCGCGGCTCCGCACGTTCGCGGAAGGCGGGCTCGATGGGAAAACGGTCGCCTACTGTATCGAGCACCGCGAGGCGGCCGAGTGGGAGATCGGCTACGGGATCTACGAGGCAGGCGGCACGACGCTCACGCGCGCGGTCGTGTTCTGCAACTCGGCGGGCACGCAGAACTTGATCAACTTCACATTCGGGTTCGTGGATGTGTGGAACGATCTCCCCGCCGAGAAGATGGTCTCGCTCGACGCGGACTCGAACCACCTGACGCTTCCGGGCGATGTCACGATCCACGGCTCGCTCGGCGTCGATGGCGCGATCACGGCGGGCGGTCCCATCACCGGCTCAACGATTCACGGCATCCTCGAAGGACCGCTCGAATGGTCCGGCATCATCAACACGCCGACGACGCTCGCGGGCTACGGCATCACCGACGCGTGGACGCAGGCGGAGGGCGATCTCCGCTATGTGCAGATCGGTGCGCCGATCGACTGGGCGGTCATCACGAACACGCCGACGACGCTCGCGGGCTACGGGATCACCGACGCGTTCACCAAGACCGAGAGTGACGCGCGCTATCTCCAGCAGGGCGGCACGGGCTTCGTGGTGTCGGTCTCCGGCACGGCTGGGCGGATCTCGGTCACCGGTGGGCAGGCGGCCGTGGTCGACATCGACGCGGCCTATGTCGGACAGCCCTCGATCACGACGCTCGGGACGATTGCGTCCGGTGTGTGGAACGGCACGCCGGTCGCGACGGCGTACGGCGGCACGGGGTTCACGACGTACGGTCCCGGCGATCTCTTGCACGGGTTGCCCTCGGGCGCGCTCAATCGGTTGCCCGGACCAACGACATCGGTCAAGCAGTTCCTCACGAGCACGGGCACCGGCACAGCGCCAAACGCGCCCGCGTGGGGCACGATCACAGCGGCCGACGTTGGCTCGGGCACGTTCCCCGGCACCGGCCCGTACACGTTCGCGACCAACGTCACGATCGCGGGCTCGAATCTGACGATCTCGCCCACCCCCGGATCGGCAGCATTCCTGACGCTTCGCTCGAACGTCGCCCCGGCGCAGATCGTCATCGTCGCGGCAACGACCAGCGACCGGTGGCGGCTGTATTTCTCCGACGGCTCGGCGGAAACCGGCGGGAATGCTGGCAGCAGCTTGTTCCTCGAAGCGCGTGACGACACCGGCACAGTCATCGACCGGCCAATTCAGGTATCGCGTGCCCTCGGTAGTGGCATTCTGCTCGGCTCGAATAGCGCCACCACCGCGCGCACCGTCGGCCTGTATGGTCCAGCAGGAACGAATCGAACGCTAGAGTTTCGGACGGGGAGCAGCCTCTTTCGTTGGCGTCTCACGGCCAACAGCACGGCGGAAGCGGGATCGAACGCGGGATCAGATTTCCAAATCACCGCGCTCACCGATGGCAATTCTCTCATCGACAACCCGATCGCCATCGTGCGCGCGGGTGGCGGGGCGATCACCTTGGGCGGCACGACCGCGCGGCCCGTCAACTTCACGGGCACGCTCACGGCGACCGGACTCGCGACCTTCAATGGCGGCATCTCGATCACCGGCACACCGACGTTCACGACGCCCGTCCCACCGACGTCCGGCGGCACGGGACTCAACACCTATGTGACCGGCGACATGCTCTACGCGAGCGCCGCGAACACGCTCGCGCGCCGCGCGATCGGCGCGGCTGGGCAAGTGTTGACCGTCGTCAGTGGCGTCCCGACGTGGCAAACCCCGCAGGTCGTGGACACCCTCCCGTGGTCCGCGATCACCGGCACGCCGACGACGCTCGCAGGGTACGGCATCACCGACGCGTGGACGAAAGACGAAGCCGACGCGCGCTACATCCAATCGGTCGGCGAGTCCATCCCGTGGACGGCGATCGGTGGCACGCCG